CGCGCGCTGCGCCACTCAGAGGGCTGCACGGGCTTTGCGAGAGGCAAGATCACGCGTATGCAGTTTGAATCCTCTGCCGGGTTGTGCGAGTGCGTCGTGTGAATAATTGCCTTTAGGCCTTTGATCCGGGTGAGCAACTCTCCACACTCTTCCTCTGTTTTGCCGTCGACATCGAGCACCAAGAAGCTCATCGATTTCACGTTCGCGTCGCGGCGCGGACCCTCGATCAAGTATGGACCCCACCCGGGCGCCGCTTCTTTGTTCTCTCCCGTGTACCAGCGCGAGATCCGCTCGCAGAACTCCTCGAACGAAACGTCCACGTGCTCCGGGGTCGTATCCGTGAGTCGCTTATAGAAAGTGATGTGCAAGGTTCGCAATCCTAGCGCGCGAGGTTGATCAAAGCAACGGTCGGTTTCTTCATGGGAGGCACGTGACTTTGGATGCGGGAAGGTGAAAAGGGTTTCAAAACGCTCCCGTTAAGCTCTGGATTTCAAATTCCAGGAAGCGGCGCTCCAAGATACCTCACGAGGCTTGCGGGTCGGAGGGAGTAAGCGCCTGCTTCCGTGGAGTATGGAAGCTAACCTTGAAGGCCTTTAGGTGCAAGAGGGATTGCGCAGGGGTTGCGCAGGGGTTGCGCAGGGGTTTTGCAGGGTCTTTTGCCCGTAAGTACTTGAATTGCATAAACAGCAGGGGTTCTTCTATCCCTTGGGTTAAAAAAAAAAGAGAAGGAAGAGAAGAAAAGAGAGAAAAGGGGGGCACAATGGGGTCAGACCCCTGCATCCCTGCGCAAAAGGCAAATAAGATAATAAATTTAATATTTTAGCGTGCGCAGGGGTTTTGGCGTGTGGGTGCATAACATACATATTGCACCAAGGAAAAGCAAGACGTATGTTCAGTAGCCTATGACTTGGAAGCCTGGACAGAGCGGAAACCCCCTCGGAAAGTCGAAAAATCCCTTCGTGGCTGAACGGATCATGGAATTGACCCATGACGGCCGCGACCTAGTCGCGATCGAAGTGAGCATCGCCAAGGGCGAACCTCAGTACATTCCTCAGCAAGTACGGCTACCTGATGGATCGTATGCCGAACTGGAAAGCGATTCACCTCGGGTTTTGATTCCTGACCTCGGCGACCGTGAACGTGCGCGAGTGCGTCTCATGGATCGCGTGTACGGCAAAACGCCTGAGCGGGTCGAGCATACGGATGGCGAGGGTCAACCGCTGTTTGACCCCCGCGGACTCTCAACGGAGGCCCTTGAGGCCTATGCGCTCGTCCTGGAGGCATTCGCTTCGCGCGCACGGCTGGTAAATGGCGAAGTCATCGACTCAGATTCTAAACGTGGTAAGATGCTTGAAGATGGATTCACCACAAAAGAGATGGGCAAAAAAACATCCTGAGTACTACCGCGAAGCGCAACGCCGCTGGCGCGCAAAAAATCCAGAATGGGCGAGACAGAAGGCGCGTGAGTGGTACGCTCGAAACAAAAAAAGTCAACGGGTTCGCTGTCGTGCGTATTATCGCGCCAACAAACCGCGATTGAACAAGCTGCGCATCGCAGCTAATCGGAAAAAACGCTACGGCATCGAACCTGAAGAATTTCTCGCACTTTTTGAAGCGCAGCGGGGATTATGTGCCATTTGCGCGAAACCTGAGAGATCAAAAGGTAAAAGCCTTTCTGTAGACCACAATCACAAAACAGGGCGGCGCCGAAGGCTACTCTGCGGTAACTGCAATAGAGGTTTAGGTTGTTTTTTTGAGAGCGTGGAATTGATGCGAAAAGCAATCGCTTATTTAGAGGAACATGCTGCCTAAAACCATCGAACAGCTGCAGCAACACAGGCTGGCATTAGACGCAGAGTTATCAAGGCGAAGCTTTAAAAGATTTATCGTAGAAGCTTGGTCAATTCTTGAACCTCAGATGCCTTTTAGAGAGAACTGGCATGTGGATGCGATTGCACAACACCTCGAAGCGGTTGCTAGAGGGCAAATCTCACGTTTAGTGATCAACATTCCTCCTGGACACGCCAAGTCAATGCTCGCCGCAGTACTGTGGCCGGCGTGGATCTGGACGTGGATTCCTAGCTTTCGTGGCTTGTTTTCTTCATATTCGGGAGATCTCGCGATTAGAGACAGCGTGAAATGCCGATCGGTTGTAGAGTCTCAGTGGTATCAAGAAAGGTTTTGTCAAGATTGGCGACTCTCTAGCGATCAAAACGTCAAGGGATTTTTTCAAAATACGCAAACGGGTTTTCGACTTTCCTTGAGCGTAGGAGGCAAAACAACGGGGTTTAGGGGTCGTCTTTGTTTAGTGGATGATCCTCTCAATGCTACAGACGCACCATCAAAGCTTGCGCGAGATGCGGCGATCAATTGGTGGGATCAAGGAATGAGCACACGCCTTGATCCGGGAGGTGCCCTTGTGATCATCCAGCAGCGCCTGCACGAAGACGATCTCGCGGGACACGCGCTCGCGCAGGGAGGCTATGAGCATCTCATGCTGCCCAGCGAGTACGATCCCAAGCGCGCGACCGTCACTTCGCTTGGCACTCCTGATCCACGCAAGGAGTCGGGAGAGCTCCTGTTCCCCACGATGTTCACCGAGGAGGTTCTCAAGGAAGCCAAGATCCGACTAGGTTCTGACGGATACGCCGGCCAGCACGATCAGCTACCCACACCGCCGGGCGGAGGCATGTTCAAAAAGAAGTGGTGGCGTTTCTGGCGATGGAAGGAAGATGCACCGTTCGGAGGCGAACGGCCAAAGGGTTGCAATGAGTATCCAACCAAGCTGATCCAAAAACTCGCATGGAAGTGGGACAGCGTCGTGATGAGCGTGGACTGCACGTTTAAGAGCGTTGAGGCGAGCAAGGGCAAGGATCCCGATTATGTCGTGATCACAGTATGGGGTTGCAAAGACGCGGATCGTTTTCTGCTCTACCGTTTCCGCAAGCGCGTAGGGTTTGGCGATACATGTGACGCGATCCGCGAGGCATCGCGCGAATTTCCGAATGCATATCGAAAGCTCGTCGAGGATAAGGCAAACGGCTCGGCCGTGATCGAGACCTTGCAAGGTGAGATCAGTGGGATCATCGCGGTCGATCCCGAGGGCGGCAAAGAAGCTCGAGCGAATGCGGTTGCCCCTCAAGTCGAGTCAGGCAACGTCTATCTGCCTGAAAGCGCTCCTTGGCTAGACGAATGGGTTGGGGAATTCGCGAGCTTCCCGCGGGGCAAGCACGACGACCAAGTGGACTCTATGACACAGGCGTTGATAGATCGCATGCAGGGCAAGGCGAATCGTCTCAAGATGTTGGTGAGAGGGATGTAGATGTTGGTGAGAGGAATGTGACAAGCTTTCACGGTAGGTGTAGGTTTGTGAGACCATGAGTTCTATTCGCGCATCCGCCGTTCTGTCTGCTTTCCTTTTCACCCTTCTTTTGGCGCTCATGTTCGCTTTCAACGCGCACGGGGCAGATTCCTTAACGGGTGCTAAACAGCAGATCCGCACGGGCAGCAAGACTGACGTTCAAGCTCAGCTCGCAGATCAAGGTGGCGTCACTCTGCTGAACATTCTCACGAATAACACCGCAGACCCGGGCGGCGCGACGGGCGGCGCCGAAGTCATCATGGGCAAGGTATTCGCAACGGCGCCAACGTACACAGCGGGCATGGTCGCAATGCCTTGGGTTGGGACGGATGGTCGCCTGCAGGTTCAAAGCAATTCCTCGCAACTTCCCGCAGCGCTTGGGCAGACCACGATGGGCGGATCGACCTCGGTTGCGATCGCTTCAGATCAGTCACCGGTCTCAGTCAAGAGTGGCACGTCGTCTGGATTCGCTACAGCACTCGGCACGCAGACCACGATCGCGTCAGGCGCTACCACGGCAATCTCGTGCGCTTCAGCATTGACTGTCTCGACTCCTACGAAGCTCTATCGCATTCGCGCGTCAGGCGCGGCGCTCGCTCGATGCACCGCGCGGTACAACAACAACGGGGTCTTTACGAACTTCGGGATCTTGATGACTTCGAGCGCGAAGCCCTCCGACGAAATCCAGTTTCCTAACACGGTGCCTGCGGCGGTTACGACGGGTTCGACAGGAGCTCAACAGTGGGAAATCAATTGCAACAACTTCGACATCTTGGCCAACGATTGGAACGTAGACTGCTCTTACTGCGTCTCTGCTTCGGGCTGTTAGCCCTATCGTCTGTCGCACTTGCCGCAGACAAGCGTATCCCGCTGCATACGACGGACGTGCTTGGCGCGTCTCAGCAGATCGCATTCTCGTGCAAGATTCCCGCACTTGGGCTGTCGAACGTCGTTTGCGCGACCCCCGCAGCGGGTCGAATTGTCTATGTACGCTCTGTTTGGGCGCTAACGAATACCGCCACTGCGGGGACTTTGAAGCTCAGCGTCACATCGGATGCGACGTGTGCAACGGGGCTCACCGGCTTGACGCCTAGCGCAGCAACGATGCCAATCAACACAGCCTTGCCTGTGGTTTGGAACTTTGAGGCGCCAGGGCTTTTTGATGGTGGTGGGTTGACACTCTGTGCGACAGGTTCAAGCAATACGAACACGGTTGCCGTTGTGATCTCTGGCTTCATAGGGTGACGCAGTGGCTTGGTTTCGAGTCTTAGAGAATGCCGTAACGCTGACTGTTGCCCAAGGCGAAAGCAGGATCATGCCTTGGCGCACAATGGACAAGGATCACATCCAGAGCTTCCATCTTTGGATATCGAATCAAGGTCCGGGATCCTGCGCCGTGAAGTTTCAGTCATCGCCAGATGAAAACCATAACCCGGATGTAGACTCAGATTCGCGCATACTGCCTGCAGGTACTTCTTGGGGAATTGATCGAGGTCAAGACGGAAGACGCGCATGGAGTATCGTTGCTGCGTCTCTAGGCCCCGGTATATCCGCGATAACCTTCGGGTTTGATGTTGTTGTGCTCACGTCCTGAAACGCTTTTTGAGCTTGCGCATCTAATTTTCAATTTGAGGAAAATACCTGTGGAGGTCATCCATTTCCCTGATCTACGGTCAGTTAGACGAGTACGCGAAGCGCATTGTTTTTTGACGAGAGGGCTCGCGAGGCAGAGGCTAACGCTCGAATGTGGACACGATGTCATCAAGCGGGAATTTCTAAACTCTTGGCAATGCCAAAAGTGCCCAAGATCATGCTGAGATTAACCCAGCTCACGGTCGCAGCGCTTTGCTTCTTTGGATCGATCCGTCGGGCGCCTCCCGCACCGATGAAGGTTGAAACGATCGCCCAAGAAACTGATGAATTCTTGGATTGCGTGACCGAATGCACGCGGCGCTTCCCGCGCGAGTGGGGTTGCGGTACGTTCTGCCTCTTG